CATGCGAGGCTAACGCCTTTGGATATTGCGCAGCTTGATTTCAGCAAACCGATCATGATCGATGGGGTTTTGTTTAGGTTGAATAAAATAGAAGATTATGATTACAGAAACGATGAGCTTGTAAAGGTTGAACTTTTAAAGATCATTAATTATTACTTCCCATGTGCGCATGATTGGACTAAACAGAACTACACCGGAACGAGATTCAGGAACGGAGACGAGATCCCGCAGGTGACAGGCACAACAGCATGGGCAAACCTAACTACGCCTGCGTGGTGTTATTACAATAATGATCCTGCAAGTGAGGCAACATATGGTAAACTTTACAATTGGTATGCGATCAACGATCCCCGCGGGTTTGCGCCGTTCGGGTATCGGGTACCGGCTAATGAAGATTGGGATAGTTTAGTAGATTGTTTAGGCGGATCATCGGTAGCAGGCGGCAAAATGAAATCAACAACAGGATGGGATTCACCAAATACAGGGGCAACAAATGAAAGCGGGTTTAATGGATTACCGGGCGGATTTCGTGAAGCAGATGGATCTTTTTCCAATAATTTAGGCGAGGCAGGATATTGGTGGAGCGTTACCGAAGAAAATACTACGCTTGCGTGGTGTCGGTATTTGCAGTATAATACTGCATTAATAGATCAGGAATCAACTCCAAAAAATTTAGGTTTTTCAGTACGATTAATAAAAGAATAAAAATATGGCAACAGAAGTAGGCGCAAAGGTGCAGGTCGAGTTTAGCTCGGTCGGTCAGATGCGAAAGGCGATAAAGGAGGCAACTAGCGATTTGATAGCGATGCAGGAGCAGTTTGGGAAAACAAGTCCACAGGCTATTGCGGCTGCGAAGCGGATTGCGGAGTTAAAAGATAGGATTCAGGATGCTAAGGAGCAGGCGGATTTGTTTGATCCGGGTAAAAGGTTTTCCGCTTTTGCGAACGCAGCCAATCAAATAGCGGCGGGTTTTTCAGCGGTGCAAGGTGCAATGGCTTTGGTTGGTACGGAAAGCGAAGATTTGCAAAAGACATTAGTAAAGGTTCAGGGGGCAATTGCATTAAGTCAGGGATTAAGTCAGCTTAAAGATTTAGGCAAGGCTTATGATGAATTGAAAGTGGTGGCTGTTGATGCATTTTCTTCAACGCGAAAAGCATTAATGAGTGTTGGTATTGGTGTACTTGCAATTGCGCTAACGGCAATCATTGCGAACTGGGAAAAATTTAGAGACGCGGTTTTTAAATTAATACCCGGACTTCAAACCGTTAGTAAATTTATAGGCAACCTTGTAACATCGTTCACTGATTTAGTAGGTATAACAAGCGAAGCGGAAAGGAATTTAGATAAGTTATCAAAAACAAATAAAAAGGTAAATGAAACAATTGATGCGCAAATACAACTACTCGAAGCGCAGGGCGGCAAAGAGGAAGAAATTTATAATCTAAAAAAGCAAAGAGCCGAAAATGAGTTAAACGTGCTTCGAGAATCTTTAAAGGTAAAAGGCAAACTAAGTGAAGATGAATTAAAGCAATTCAGAGAATTAAAGAATCAGCAACAGATTTTAGATATTCAGGAAAGCAATAGGATAAAAAAGGCTAACGAAGATCGAGCAAAAGAGCAACAAGAAGCCGCAAAAAAAGCAGCGGCGGATCGTAAGGCAGCAAATGAAAAAGCGGCAAAGGATGCTGAAGATGCGCGTAAGTTAGTAGCCGAAAAAGCAGCGGCAGCGGATAAGGTTTTAGATGATGCACGCAGGGCGAAATTAACAGAACAACAAAGAGAAGAGGAAGATGCAATAAGGGCTTTTGAGGAAAGGAAAAAAACACTCGCTGCGGCTGGCATAACTGATTTGACAGCTATAACCGAACAACGTGAAATGGAGCTTGCTGCCATTCGTAAAAAGTATGCAGATGAAGAGGCTGCAAAGAAAGCTGAGGCAGATCAAAAAGAATCTGAAAGATTAGCGGCGGCACATGAGAATACACGGCAAATGGTGGCAGAACAAAATGCTGCCTTATTGCAAGCTGAAATAGAATTACAAAACCAAAGGTTTAATGCAGCGCAGGCGGGACTTCAATTGCTTGAAAGTCTGGCAGGTGAAAATGAGCGTATTGCAAATTTGATTTTTGCCGTTCAAAAAGGATTAGAGATTGCAAGGATAGTTACTGATACGGCACGCGGTATTGTGGCTGCAAAAGCGGGTTTAGCAGCGGTGCCCCCTTTTATTGGATTTGCACCAAACCCTGCTTTTATTATTGCGGCGGGTGTTGCAGCAAAACAAATAGCAGGTTTAAAAATTGCAGCGGCGGTATCAATTGCATCAATAGCGGCAGCATCGATAGCTAAATTTAAACGTGGTGGAAGCGCAGGTTCAGCAGGTGGCGGCGGTGTTGATGTCGCAGGTGGCGGTGCCGCCCCTGTTGCAGCTCAACCATCCCCAACGGTTACGGCAACGGCGGTTAATACACAGGCGGTGAACAATCTGGGGAACCAAGCGATGAGGGCGTATGTATTGAATAGTGATATTACAAATAATGAACAAAGAAACGCATACTTGCAGCGTAATGCAAGATTAGGATAATATGGAAAATTTACCATTGTTTAAACTGACTATAAAAGAAGATGAGGAAAGCATCCAAGAGGTAAACGCAGTAGCGTTAGTGGATGAACCTGCAATAGGGCAACCGTTTTTCGCTTTTCAGAAACATGAATTTGTGGAGCCAGGAGAAAGTGAAACGAAAGACGAATTTATCCCGCGCTGCATTGAGTACATGGTCGGGGAGGGCAAAGATCAAGATCAGGCGGCTGCGGTGTGTTATTCGATGTGGGGGAATAGGAATATGAATGATCAGTCTTTTCAGGATTCTTATGATGACTATCCTAAGCAGGCAAGCGAAAATGCTAAGATTGCTTTGCGATGGGCTGAGGAGAATGGATGGGATAGTTGTGGAACTCCGGTAGGTAAGGCAAGGGCAAACCAACTGGCGAACGGTGAGCCCATCAGTAGGGATACCATCGCTCGAATGGCAGCATTTGAACGGCACAGACAAAACAGCCAAAAGGAGTTAGGAGATGGGTGCGGGCGGTTGATGTGGTTAGCGTGGGGCGGTGATGAGGGTATAGAATGGGCGCAAAGGAAGTTAGCGCAAATTGACAGGGAGCAAAAGATGAAATTTAGCGTGGTGAATGAAGAGGAACGTATTGTAGTGGGTCCTGCAATGGTGCCGGATTTGCCGATATACAGGCGGGATGAGACTGGAGAATATTTTGTTTTTTTTGACAAAAAGACTATTGAAACTATTGCCTTGAAATTCTACGCAAAAGGGTTTCAGCAAAACGCCAACGAGATGCACGCTAAGGCGGTTGAGGGTATTACTTTTTTCCAATCATGGATTGCAGATGAATCGAAAGGCATCCCTAAAATGAAGCAATTTGAAAACCTACCGGATGGGACATGGTTTTTAGGTGCCAAGGTCAATAATGATGAAACATGGGCAAAAGTAAAAGACGGAACTTTCAGAGGGTTTAGCGTGGAGGGCATGTTTGATATGACAGAGATAAAGATGCGCAAAAGTGCGGATGAAATAATTGAAAAACTAAAATTACTTTTGAAAGATATTTAAGATTTAGTTGTTTGGTTTGATTAGTGAACCCCCGGCTATTTCAATGGCTGGGGTTTGTTTTTCGTATATATAAACATGAGTACCAATTTACAGCCGATACCGTTAGGGCTTACAGGTGTGAAGCCGTATATTGATTTCATTGTAACTACCGGAGCTGAAATGGAGGACGGAGATACTACTTACCAAAATGATGCTTTTGGATCTAATCCATCTGTTTTTATTGATGGGCTTTTGTTGACTTATGCGGTGTGTGCTGATCGTAGGTATGTAAGTTACGATCCCGCAACAAAAACAATCACTCTGAATAATAGCGGGGTGAATGAGGGTGAAAACATACAGATCTTTTTATAAACTAAAATAAACCAAACATGAAAGTTTTAACGCTAACGCAAAAGTTCAGCGGGTGCGGGTATCATAGACTGATGCTCCCTGTTTCATTTATGCCGAAAGAGTACGGCAGGATTACCGATCACATGGAGGAAAAAGACTGGGAAGAACACAAATACGATATTGTGTTTATCAACCGGATATGGGAGAAAGACGATTTGATTGAACTGCGCAAAAAGTACGGTTTCAAATTGGTAGTTGATGTGGATGATTATTGGATATTGAACCATGACCACCTGATGTTTGATTCATTCAACGCATCAGGGTATGCTTCAAAACTGATCCGGCACATGAGGGAGGCGGATTTGGTTACCTGCACCCATGAACGATTAGCACGTGCGATATCTGTTCACAATCCTAACGTATTGATTGTGCCGAATGCTATCCCTTACGGATTTGCTCAATTTAACGGTGAGCGCATGGCAACGGATAACGTAAAGATCTTTTGGGCGGGTGGCATTACCCATGCCGAAGACTTGAAAATTTTGGAGGCACCGATGAAAAAACTGAAGGGTAATGTTCAAATGGTTTTGGGTGGGTATGCAGATAGCAACGAAACGGAGCGGCATTATTGGGGGCGTATGGCTAATTACTTCACCGGTGAAAAGCGGCTGCCATATACTTTATTCAGAGGTCGCGATGTATTTGAGTATTACGATCTTTTCAAATACGCCGACATTATGCTTGTTCCTTTGGTGAAAAATAATTTTAATGCTTACAAATCTAACATAAAGATTTTGGAGGCTGCGGGTAAGGCGGTGCCGGTGGTGGTGAGCGCGGTGCATCCGTACTTAGGGTTTCCGGAAGATGTGGTGAATTATGTTTACGATCGGGGGCGGTGGGTTGAGCATATCGACAGACTTGTAAATGATCCGGATCTAAGGAATGAGCAGGGCGTAAAATTGCACGAATACTGCAAAAAGCATTACAATTTTATCGAAATAAACGAAAGGCGGCAAGCGGCATTTGAGGCGCTGCTTCCATAGGTAAATGTCTATATTTTTTCGGGATCGGTATTTACCGATATGAAAAGTCCGATTGAATTATTGCAAGAAGTTAAAAAGCTGGTCTTTGCAGAAGAAACAGCGGCTGCCCCTTCCTATTCTTTAGAAGATGGGACAAAAATCATGATTGATAAATTAGAGGTTGGCGGTATGGTTACCCTCGAAGATGGCACACCCGCTCCGGCAGGTGAGCATACTTTGGCAGATGGTACTGAAATCGTTTTAGCTGAGGGTGGTGTTATTGCCGAGATCAAACCTAAGGAAGTTGAGCCTAAGGTTGAGATTGAGGTGGATAGCGCGTCAGATGAAAAGAAAAAAGAAGAGGAAGAAATGAAGAAGAAGATTGCCGAAATGGAAGGTAAGTTTTCAGCTTACGAATCTAACTTTTCAGCTCTTAAATCTGATTACGATGGGTTAAAAGCTGCATTTGCTAAGCAAAGCGAAGCTATGCAGGGATTGATTAATCTGGTTGATACTTTGGTGAATGTGCCATCACAAGCGCCTGCCGAAGTTCCTAACCAATTCACAAAGCATTCAGCTTCTACCAAAGAAGATAGAATAAGATCGTATTCACAATTTGTATCAAAATTTAAAAAATAAGCAAAATGGCATTTTTAGTAACCGGCTTAACAGCCTACACAGAACAAAACGAGAAACAACTCGTTACTGCTTCGCTGTTCGAAGCTCGTACTCAACAATTGATTGTTTCCGAAGGTAACGTAATGACTGGCGTTAAATCCAGCGAAACCGTTAACCGTATGGATACAGACGTATTTTTTCAAGACGATTCTGGATGCGGTTATACTCCAAGCGGAACGACCGAATTCACCCAGCGCACACTTACAACGGCTCCCATTAAAGTGCAGGAGACGTTGTGCGTCAAGGATTTAGAATCGAAGTACCTGCAAAAGGCGTTACCAGCTGGCACCACTTATGATTCATTTGTATTTGCTCAAGAATACACATCTCGTAAAGCTGGACTGATTGCAGAAGCATTAGAGGTTGCACTTTGGCAAGGTACTGGCACTGGATACGGTGGCACTAACGGACTTTTAAATAAGTTCAAAGGTATCGGTCAGATTGTAGCTGATGCAAGTACAGCTGTTGTAAATGCTAACGTAACCGGGTTTTATGGTAGTGGCGCTCCTATTACTGGTATCGATACTGCTGAGAAAGCTAAAAAGGCGGTATTAGCAGTTATCAAAGCATTACCTGCACAGATCAAAGGTAAAAATGATGTTCGCATTTTCTGTGGTTGGGATGCTTACGATCTTTTAATTCAGGCTTATGTTGATGCTAACTTGTATCATTTCAGCCCCGGCGGTGAGAATAACGCATCGAATGCAGAATTCAGAGTACCCGGAACTACTTACACGGTAGTACCTGTACACGGTCTGAGCGGAACTGATGACATTTACGCTTTCAGAATGTCAAACATTTTCTTAGGGGTTGATCTTTTGAACGAAGAATCTTCTTCTTTTGAAATCTGGTATTCTCAAGATGATCGTAATATCAAATTCTCAAGCAGTTTCCGTATCGGAATTCAATTCGCATTCCCGAACGAAATTGTCAAGTTTATAGCTTAATTGACTAACTAACGAGGGCGGTCAAAAGCCGCCCTTTTTTAAAACATATATCACAATGAGTTGTGCATTGACCCAAAATTATACCCTTGACTGTAAAGACAGTACAGGCGGGATAACCGAAGTTTATTTTATCGAGAGAGGTAACGTATCTTCTATTGCTGCAAATGCTTCCGGTGTTATTACCGGAATAACTAAGGCAAGCGGAAAGCGTTTCTGGAAGTATGAACTGCCAAAAGAAACCGGATCTTTCACTCACAATCCTACGGTATCAACTGAGAATGGTACTTTGTTCTTTGAGCAAAACCTTACAATAGTTGTTAATAAACTTGCAGCCGACATCAATACAGAGTTAAAACTTTTAGCTCAAAACATTCTGATCGTGGTTGTTAAGGATAACAATAATAAGTTTTGGATGCTCGGTAAAGAAAGAGGTTTAGATATGAGCGGATCAACAAGCGGAAGCGGAACAGCTTTCGGAGATCGCTCAGGTTACAGCCTTGTATTTGTAGGTAAGGAACCCGATCAACTTTATGAAGTTAATAGCTCCGTTGCAAATGCTTTGCAAACTCCCGGATAATTGACAATCTGAAAAGCTAATAAGCGCCTGCCTGAAATAGGCGGGCGTTTTTGTTTATAGGTATTTATTAATGAGATGTTACGATTAGCAAAAGGCAATACGGAAACGATTTATCTGACGCTGAAAGAAAAGCAGACTATCTTAGATGCGAATTTTCTTTGTGTGTTTCAAAGCCGATCCACGAATGAGAAAGTGAAGTTTGTTTTGGTGAATAGTGCGGATCAGAGTAATTTCAAAGATCGGTATAATGAGTTTGATATTGTGGTGAATACTCACTTTGCGACAAAGGAAGAAGGTTGGTATAAATACACGATTTACGAACAAGTAAGCCCATCGAATTTAGTGGAGGCGAACGCCGGGGCGGTGGTTGAGACTGGACTTATGTTTTTAAGTGATGGGGAAGAGCCGACAACAACGAAATATAATAACCCAACAAATTACAAGGTTTATGATGCGCAATAGTGTTTCTTTTATAAAGTTTGCCGATGTGAAAGTGCCGGTAATGAAGGAGCTGCCAAATAAGGGATGGGTAATGTTCGGGGAAGATAATAAATTCCCGAATATGCTTTTAACGATGTTTAATAAAAGCAGCAAACATAATGGCATAGTGTTGGGGAAAGTGAATTACATAACCGGCAAAGGGTTTGATCATGTGGTGCAGGCGAATCCTTATGAGAATTGCAATGAGGTATTGAAAAAAGTGTGTTTAGATATTGAAGTTTTTGGCGGGTGCTATTTAGAGATCCAATACAACGCAGCGGGCACGATCGGGGCTTTTTATCATGTGCCATATCATAAAGTAAGATCGAGTAAAGACAATACGCAGTTTTATGTAAAGGACTGGGAGAGCTACAAAAAGAATGATGAGCCGAAGGTGTTTTCGGCGTACAATCCTAAGCAGGATCCTGCATTGCTTCGCAATCAGACGCAAATACTTTATTACAAAGAATATCGACCGGGTGTTGAGACTTATTCTTATCCCGGTTACATGGGTGCATTAAATGCCATCCAGACTGATATTGAGATTAGCAAATATCATTTAAGTACTATTACGAACGGGATGTTTGCATCTAAAATGATTAGCTTCTTTGAGGGTATCCCTACAGAGGAAGAGAAAAGAGAGATTGAAAAAGGATTTAAAAGCAAGTTTACAGGTAGTGAAAATGCTGGTAATATTGTTTTGAACTTTGGTAAAGATCCGAACAAGCGGCCACAATTAGACGATCTAAGCAGTACTGAATTAGACAAGCATTTTGACATACTAGCGAAGAGCGTGCAGACTGAAATATTTTCGGGCCATCAAATTACAAGTCCGATGCTATTTGGTATAAAGACTGAAGGGCAATTAGGAGGCCGTAGTGAGATCAGGGATGCTTACGAGATATTTAAGAATACTTACGTTAATGATAAGCAGCAGGCGTTAGAATTGCTTTTCAAAGAGGTTACAGGTCAGGATCATAAAATCATACCTGTTGAGCCTATAGGCTTTGAATTTAGTGAAGCAGTTATTAGTCAAAATATGACTAAAGATGAGATCAGAGAAAAGGTAGGATTAGAACCTTTGACTGATGAAATAAAATCACAAGCTCAAATAATTAGTGAAAATATCAATGCACTTTCTCCGCTTGTTGCGAATAAGGTTCTTGAATCAATGACAACTGATGAGATTAGAAGCCTTGCAGGTTTAATACCTGTACAAAATACAAATGGAGGTGATGCAGTTACAGGTGGTGCACCTAATCAAAGTACACCTGTTAATGAGAATTTAAAGAACCTAACTGGCCGTCAATGGCAGAGCTTAACACGCATTATCAGAAAATTTGAGAAAGGGGAAATAAGTCAGGAGCAGGCGAAGCTATTATTAAAAAGCAGTTTAGGATTGAATGATGAAGAGGTAAATACAATGTTGTCAATAGATAACAATGTGCAGGAGTTTAGCAGTCAGGAAAAGGATGAATTACTTTTGGCTGAATTTGCTAAATGTGGGGTTAGTAAAAGCGATTATATGATTTTAAAACAATCCAGATTTGTTTTTGCAAAGGAGCAGGATTTTAATGAAGTCAATCAATTAGAGGCAAATGTTTTGGATTTACTTCGCAAAGATAAAAGAATTACTCCTGAGGTCATTGCAGAAACATTGGATCTTGAAGTGGATAGTGTTAAAGAGATTTTAAAGAGATTGCAAAGTGAGGGCCGTATAGCTGTTAAGCCTACAAAGGTAGGTCAAGATGAAGTTATCGAACGTACTTTGACAGAGCCTTTAAAGCAGCAAACGGATAAGAAACCTGAAACGCTTAATTTCAAAATACTTTATTCTTATGAAGGTCCCGAAGATAACAGGAATAGAGATTTTTGTGCAAGGTTATTAGAAATGAATAAATTATGGTCGAGGTCTGAAATTGAATCTATGTCAATGAGATTAGGTTACAGCGTATGGGATAGGCGTGGAGGATGGTGGACTAAGCCAAATGGAGATCGTTCTATTTCATGCCGCCACGATTGGAAATCTAATATTGTAATGAGAAAAAAATAAAATCATGAGAGATATTCTATTTATAAGTCCTGAAAACATTTACGAGCGCAGCGCCGTACATAAAAACATAGATAGTAAAATGATCGTTCCTGAAATTAAGGCGGTGCAG